TTATTTCATTAATGCCGCTTCTTCACCTAGTAATTTAAGCATCTCAACTATTTTTTCCCGATTACCGCCAAAGCTATCCACTTCTTTCAATTTATTGACAATATGTTGAAGACGTTCTATACCGTGTTGTCCTGCTATTCTATTTGGAGCCCAAACAAGATTTTCTTTTCCTATTACTGGTTCTATCCCATATTTTTTTAATATTTCCTGACCTTCTTGAACAAGTTCTTGTTGCTTCTGACCAAGCCCTTTTTTAAATAGAATATGGTGCGCATGCGGATCTATCATAGCTGAAGGGGGTTCCCCTATTAGCTCTCTTAAATACTTTCCAAAATCAATCTTTATTAATGCTTCATCATATTCTTTACTAATACCTAATTCAGACATTCTTTTTCTGATCTCTGACAGCTCATCTACATTAAATGTATTATTTTGAATTTCATTCTTAAGCTTATTCATTTTAACAGCGTCTACATCACCATTAACAATTATATCATCTAGATAATCATTTACTGTATTCCCCGTTCCCTTAGCCTCTATCTTTCCCCCTCCGCCATTCTTCACAGCAAACATCTGCGGACGAATATCACCAAGGGGTTTCCATCTCATGCCAGCTGTCGGAATTGTAGAATCTCCAGTCGACAATTGCTCTCGATAGAAAACAGGCATTTTCACTTTAGCCATTCCAGCTTTAGCTGCATCTACCTTTTCCAGATAATAATTACCACTAAAAGGCTTACTATCCAATAACTTCGGAGCTCTTCTTGCTGCCCCTGCGCCTAGTTTGGCAACGCCTGATACTCCCTTGACAGCCATACTACTTGGTATTAAGGCTGGAATAGTCGCACCAGTGACGTACATAACTCCCTCTTGTTCCACATTATCTGTGAAGGATTGGGCAGTTGATTCCACTGCACGCATAGGATCTTGTAAGAATTGTATCGCAGCTTGTGTGTAGGCATCAACTGTTTCATCTGCACTTTCTTTTAACCAAGATGGCTCCACAGGATCAGGTACAACGCCAGATACGGCAACAACACCTGCATCTTTAACAACGGTTAGCAGTCCCGTAACCATGCCCGCAATACTGTTTACTATTCCTTTTTCAAAGTCATCGACAGCTTTGTTTACACTACTGACAACATCCATGACACCTTCAAAGAAATTCGTATATTTCCTTTTTACGTTTCCGGCCAAGTTATTGTATTCATCATCCGCATTTTCAAATTTTTTTACCTTAGAATTATATAAATCCCATAACTCGTCCATATTACGTTCCAGCTTTTTTCTCGTTGCTTCAATACTCGTTTGGATACGCTCCATATGGCGTCGGTTGATCTCACTTGCTTCTTTTTCCGCATCCGTCGGGTCATCAAACATACCGAAAAAAGAAGCAGGTTGCTGATAGCTTTTGTTTAATGCTTTAAACAGATTATTCGTTATACCGCCCTCTATTTGCTTTAAATTCGCCCAAATATCATTACGATCCACACGCATCATCGTATTTCTTGAAATCGGTGAGATATATCTCGTCGTGTCTGTTACATAATTTTCAAACAGGGATAAAAGGTCATTGATCTGTGTTTCATAATTAGCAATTTTTTCTTTCGAGGTGTTTATGTTCTGATCCCATGCTTCAACACTTTTCCCCTCATTTGTTTGCACAAAGGTACTCACTTTATCAAGTGAATCGTCCATTTTTCCTAAAGCACTTTTATATTTCCGAAGTTCGCCAATAATATCATCTAAAACCCCATAATTAATTTGTAAGTCACGCTTCACAAACTGTCCCCCTTCTCCCTCTCCTTTTAAATCCCCTTGTTATGAAGACATTTCAGTTTTCTTCCTCTATATAAATTTTAATGGTAAAATAATCCATACACCATGCGTCTTTTTTCCTTGTTTTTATATAGGTTGTTTTTACTACTTAAACATTTTTGGTCTATATTTGAGTAAATTTTTAAGTAGCACATTGCAAAACTCCTATAGCTCATGTAACACACACTCAATATCAAAGACTGTTAAATGATATTGCTCCTAATTATGCTAGGACAACCGTGCAAGGGGTAAATACGACAGCTGGAATGATATTCAGACAAGCAATCAAAGATAAACTAATAAAAGATAACCCTCAAAATGGGGTAGTTGTTCCTAAAAAAAGAAAAACAGTTGAAGAAATTGAAAAAGATCCAATTGAAACTAAATACTTGGAACGTAAAGAACTTGATGATTTTCTTAAAGCTGTACGTGAACATGGATTGGATTTAGATCTTGAAAGATTTTATCTATTGGCGTTTTCTGGAATGCGTTCAGGAGAATTACTTGCTTTAAAATGGACAGATATTAACTTTAAAAGTAATGAAATCAGAATTACAAAGACGCTTTATAACGAAAATAACAACATGAAAAAATACCAATTAACACCGCCTAAGACAGAAGGAAGCATTCGAACAATAAATGTAGAAGAAGAGATTATAAATTTATTAAAATCTCACTACAGAAGGCAAAGTAAAACCAAGATGAAATATAGGCATGAATTAGAAGAGTACCACGATGGAAATTTTGTGTTTAGCAGACCTAACGGTTATCCATTTATCCAGAAAAATATTATTACCAGGATGAACCGATTACTTGAATATACCAATATTACTAAAAAAGCTACCCCTCACATTTTTAGGCATACACATATTAGTATGATGACTGAGGCCGGAATCGATTTGGCAACTATTATGGAAAAAGTAGGTCATGAGGATATGAAAACAACTATGAAAATTTATACTCACGTAACAAATAAAATGAAAAAGGACGCCTCTGCAAAAGTAAGAACTTTATACAAAGACGCCCTTTCTAACTTAATTTCTTAAAAAATGTTATTTTTATGTTACTTTTTAGGGTTTTGACGGTAGAATATCCGCTTAAGATGTTGCTATATCAACATTCTTGAGTGGATTTTTACATCATGCCGCCCATGCATGAAAGGCTAATACTGGTTTATATATTCTTATATCAAAGCTTGATATGTTAACCTTTCAGCTTTTTTAAACGAAGTTCATTTATATGCTTTTATACGTATTTATATTTAAATTGTGGTCAAATTACGTTCAATAAAAATACTTCTTTCGCTGTCTGTCCATCTTAGTATAGCACAAAAATCACCCAAAACCCTACATTTATATGAACACTTATTTTATCCACACATCCATAATACACTCAAAAGCCAAACGTTGCCCAGCAATGCTTATGTATTTATTTTGTTTATTGATTTTAATTTATAATAAAGAACAAGTTTTATAAGCAAAAGAGAGCTACTTATGTTAATTTTGTGCCGCCTGATGTGGGGCAGTAAACTGTGCAATTATATAGAAAAAACTCTAAAATGTTAGTTCTAGAGTTTTTTCCAAATTTTTTAAGCAATTTTAATAAAATAAGTTCATGTCATATCTTGACACAATTACTATCACCAGGGAATTTCTTTTCCATTTTTTTACCGCAATCATAAAAGATAGCTGCAAATGTAACAACGACCCCCGCAATGTTAGAACGAACTCCCAAACTCACAATTTTTTTTGCTGCTAATTTAAATTCTTTATCAGCAATTAAATTTGCTATTGCAGACCCGATAGCTACATACCCGTAGTGCTTCTTTATCCCCTTCTTATAGCAAGCGTTTTCTGCTTTAATAAAGGATATTTTTTCGGTCTTACCTTTCCAACCACAGGCAGCAACAGTTGGAATAGGAGATTTAACATCATTTGTATTATAAGAATTTTCAGCAAATAATTCTAAGTTATCTAAACCTTTTATTATTTCGCTTTTCTCTTCACTATCCGGTAGTGAAGACTCAAAAACATCCCTATCATAACCTAAGACATTTCCTTGTAAATCTTCTACAACAGCATCCTCTTCAAAGATTATCTTTAAAGTTTCTTCAACAATTTCTTCCTCGGTTGGTGAAGAATTATTTGATTCAGTAGCTCCAACTTTATTTACAGGATAAATACTTAATATGCTAAGTAACAAACTCACTACAACAACCACTTTTAAGTATGCGCTATCAATCACACTTTTCACATTATTCACCTCCCTCTTTTTTATAAATGTTACCATTTAAACCATTTTTTGTCAATTACTTTTTTTGTCTTTTGGTAGAAATATATAAAAGATACCGCCAGCTATTAAAGACCCTATTATACTTTCAAAAATATTAAAATCACTAATGAATGAAAAAATTAAAAACGTTGCTATAATAAAAGTAACTACCCCTAAGATACGGCGATTCATGTTAACAACCTCCTTTTTTACCTAATTATACCAATTATAAGGTTTGTGTCTACACAAAAATACCACCTCCCCGTAACTTATTTCGATGATAGTTATAGGAGGTGGTTTTGTTGTGGAAAGAATAATACCTGGACAATTAGTCCGGTTTGATAAAAATCAATAATCCTCATATAATAGAACGTGTGTTCTAAAAACAAAAGGAGTGATTTAATAGTGTTGGATAAAGAAAACAAATCTACCGTCTTAAATGTAAAACTAGAAGGAGCAAAAGGGGATGGGATCACTGATGATACTTTAGTCTTCAAACAAATTTTAGAAACTGCTCAAAATTTAGCAGCCATACAAGTTTATATACCAACTGGTAATTATCGTATAACTGAAGAGTTGGTGATCTTTAGTAATACTACAATTTTAGCAGATACTAATGCTCAAATTATACGAGATCATCCAGGTTATTTGTTAATTAATGGTTATAAAAACTCTCAATCAGAATACCCTCCCTCTAAATTCACTAGGTATAATGGTAATGGGAATATTTCAATTTATGGAGGTATATGGAACGGAAATGGTGTTAAACAAAAAAGTAAAGCTTCCATATTTCATTTCGGTCATGGATCTAACTTAAGAATAGAAAAAGCCACCTTTTTAGACGTGGCTAATTCACATCACATTGAATTTAATGCAACAAAAGATATTTATATCACAGAATGCATGTTTCTAGGACATGTCGGAGAATCTACACTAAATGAATCTATACAACTTGATTTGAGTAAAAGAGGAGTAACGATACTAGGGGAAGATGATGAAACTCCCTGCAAAAATGTATGGATTAAAAATTGCTTGTTTGCTGATAGTAAAACAGAAGGTTCAAACCATATTCCTAGAGCAATTGGTTCCCACACTGCCACCATTGGAGTTTATCACGAAAATATTAACATAGAAAACAACATCATAGAGAACTCGTTAAGCTTTGCTTTCAGAGCATATGCTTGGAAAAATGTTTCTATCACAAACAATAAACTTATCAACTGTGGAGCGGGAATAAATTGGAGAACAAATATGGTGGGTAATCCACTGGATAGTCATACTCAAGATAAAAATGGCATCCAAACAGGGAAGTCCCAAATAGTAGAAAACGGAGTTATTTCTGGTAATATTTTAGAAGGGGGTATGAACAATGGACGTGCAATTGAAATATATGGAGAAAATACGGGAAAAGCTAAAGGTATCACAATAAATGGTAATGTTATTACTTTAGTACCTTCTCACTCTATTAATGATGCTATCCTTCTCAATTACACTCAAGAAAGTACAGTGATTGGAAATAGAGTGTATGGAGCTAAAAAATCAGGTATTGCTTGCAGAAATGTATGGAGTGTAACTGTTACTGGAAATGTTATTGACTATGTTGGAGGACAAGGTATTGAAGTTTCTGGAGTGTCAGCATATTCCACAATTAGCAATAACAATATCAAAAAGACCGGAAATAATGGTATCTATGTAACAAAAGTTGATACATGCACAATTACAGGAAATACCATTGGAGGGGTAAATGGTAGAAAAGACTCTTCTCTCTATGCTCACATTAGACTCACAAATAATGTTCAGAGAGTTAGTATAACAGGGAACACATGCAGGAACCTCGGTTCAGATTATGTTGCGAACTTTGCTTTATCAATTACAAGCGGTTCAGATGTTGTTCGTGCAGGAAATAACTTTTCAGGTTTATCAACAAGCGGTGTAAAAGGTTTAAATGATGGAAGTGATCTACAGTAAAATAGTTTACTCAAGCCTACCCCAATAAAAGGAGTAGGCTTTTTAATTAATAAACGTCCGATTTACGAACCCAAGACATAATGCCACCAAGTAGCACCCGATCTGATTTAACTTGAACAACCTCATAGCTATTACCCTTAACAAAACTTGCAATCGACTCACCAGTTGCAAATTTGCTAGCTGATTTTTTGACAGTTACTTTTTGACCTGGCTTAAATGATTTTGGTTTTGGCTTTCTGTATACGGCAGTCTTAACAGATCCACCCTGTAATTTATTTAACAACGCAACGTTTTGGCTTGCTGTACCACGGTAGTTTTTAATACCATATTTTTCTGCTAGTTTTTTACGATTACCGAAACTAGCATCCATCTTATGATCATTTAAATAATCAACCACACTTGTATATTTCTTAGATGGTTTTGGTTTAGACACAGGCTTACCTTTTTTAAGTTTATTTAACAACTCAAGGTTTTGATCTGCGGTACCTTTATACCCTTTAATACCATATTGTTTGGCTAATTTTGCGCGGTTACTAAAGCTAGAATCTATCTCTTTATGGTTAAGATACTCAACAACGGAATTGCCATTGTATGAGCCTTTATTTGGGTTTGCTGGCTTGCTAGGCTTAGATGGCTTATCAGCTACGGTTGTGCCATCCAAATCCTTAAATTTAACTCCATAATAACGACAAATAGCCTTAGCATGTACTCTAGCCATATCTTTTACATATTGTTTTTGTTTAGAACCAAACACTAAATCAAAGTCCCTGTTACCAGACATGAATCCATTTTCAACCAAAACAGCAGTCATATGTGTTTCACGGCATATGTGCAGATTTGTCCAGCTATTAGGTTTAGATGCATGTAAGCCGTTGCCATGCGTAGAATAACCAGCCTTTTTAATCTCGTCAACAATAATATTAGCTAACTCTTTAGCATCATTTGCAGTATGCCAATAAAACACACAACGCCCGTTAACATCGGGGTTACCGTTGTAATTAGCATGTAAAGAATAAACTAGATCAACGCCTTTTGCGTTATAGTAATTGGTACGTGTGGTTAAACTTACGTCAGGGCTAAAAGGCTTTTGTTTCATCAACGTCTTAAATCCGTTATGCTTTAGTAGTTTGTCTAACCCTACCCCAAGCTTAGAATTAAAATCATGCTCTGCATATTCTTTTCCGTTTTTATACACTCCCTTACTAGGCGGAAATGTATTAGAACCGTGTCCAATGTCTATTGCTACTACTTTTGCCATTTAAATCTCTCCTTTTAATTTTTTGTAATATAAAAAAGGCACCCAAATGAGCGCCTTAATCAACGTTTATTCACATTATTAAGCATTGTCTCTAGGTTTTTTGTAGTGCCTAGCTTGCTTACTATCGCTTAATCCTTTGGTAGTAGGATCATTAACAATACCTAAAATAACCAACACACCAAATACAGCATTAATAAACTTGGTTGCTTCTGCATTTATTAAGTCGGCAGCAAGGGTATAACCAAACCACTCACCCACAATTTGAGCCAGTAAAATAACAGCTGACACTAGCGCAATCCAAAACGATTTTTTCTTTGCTCTTACTTTCCAGTTGATTTTCATAAAATCACTCCTTAAAATTTATCAAAAAGTAATACTGCTAACGTAACCAAAGCAAAAAGCCATCCACCCCATAGGCGAATAGCTTCTGAAAATGATTTCTTTCCCTCTGTTTTGGCTTCTATGCGATCAACTTTATCCTCGACTGTTTCTATTTTTTCTCGTAGACCATTGTACTGCTTGATAATATTTCGTGTCTCACGCATTTCGTGCCGTAAGTCTTTAAAATCACCCTGCATTGCACTTATATGCTCAAATAATTCTTTATTGGTGTACCATTGTTCTCTATCACCCATGTTTACCTCCCTGCATCAGACATAAAAAAGCACCTCGTTTGAGATGCTTAATTTTTAATTGATCCTAGTAATTCTTTAAAATAACTAGCAGTTGCTTTTTTACCATTTCCTTCTCCAATGTTAATAACCACCTTAATAAGAACAACAACGTTTAAAACAAGCGAAAGTATAGATCCCCATATTTCCAAACCTTCTAATGTTAATGAATAACCAGCAATAATAGCTAATATCAATGGAATAGCTAAAGAATATGTTTTTGTATTATCGTATCGACTCTCCATCTCAACCATTCTAGAAATACTCGTGTTAATAGTATCTTCGTCCATTTTTTTCAATAAACCCAAATTACTCTTATAATGTTCTAATGATAAATTTTCACTTTTAAATTCTTCTTTGATGAATTCTATCAGTTCATCATTTGTAGCAAGAAGTAATTTGTTTTTTAAATCTTTTTCCTTCATAAGAAATCACCCTCCTCATCTACTAATTTCGACAAGAAGGAACAATTTTCCTGCATAAAAAATACGCCTATTCAGCGTTTTCCTCATCCTGTGGTGTATTTGCCTTTAACTCATTGATCTCCTCTTGCTGTGCAGTAATTATTGCCTCATGATAGGCTTTTTCTTGTGAGAGCTGTGCTACTTGATTACTTAATGCATTCACTACATATTGCAAATTAACTTCTTGTTCCATTTTAGGATTCTCCTTTTATAATTTTTTCTAGTTCATCAATGCGTTGCTGTTGATATTTTAGCGCACCAGCAATAACGTTTATATAGTTGTCTTGTACTAAAGCATCACCTTGCTCATCTAATATTTCTTTTGGGCTTTCTTCTGCTATAGGACCATAGCTTTTTCTACATCTAGAGCTTTGTTTATCATCATTTTTATAGTGATATGATTTAATTTTTATTTGATCGAAAATGTTTTGCGCCATTTCTGGTGCAAAATCATTAATATTTTCTTTCATATCTCTTGTGGATAGCTTTATTGTATCTTTGCAATGAAGGTAATTTGTATATACTCTCCATAGTCTCCTAGATTTTATACCTACATAGCCCCCTGCACTCCTGTTACTATAAATACGTGGGTGCCAATCTCCATCACTATCTTTATAATCGTTAAACTCCCAGTAGTTACTAGAAGGTCCTTGATTAAAAGCAAACCTATGATTATCCGCCCAAAAAAATAAAGTATCACCTGCATAAAAAGAAACAGGAACGTGATTTTGTTGAGAACCTATAATAAAATGATCATTTACATTCATACCTATACTAGCAACTTTTTTTCCACCAAAAAATCTTATAGTTGCAGGATCAGACTGGCCTTTTCCAGCTATATCACGTACACCAATGTGTATGCGTACATTACCTTTACTATCGACTGACTCAAATCCTTTATCGTCTATTTGGATAGCCTGTGTACCATTTTTAACACGTATTAGCACCTTGTTCGCATCTATGATACCCGATTTAATTTTATCGGCAGTAACACTAGAGATCATTGCATTGGTTACTTTTACGTTAGCTATCTTAGCAAAATCTATTTTGGCATTACTTGCAATAAGGTCATTGGTAATTACGCCATCCTTAATATAAACTTTCCCATTTCTAACAACTAAATCACCATCGATGGAAACGCGTTGCGCATTAATTTTAATCTGTTCGGGGGATTGATTAATACTGGATACAACGCCATTCTTGCTTACTTTTGACTCAATACGGTCAGCGTGTTGTTTAATAGTTGATTCAGCTGTACTAACACGCATGGTCATGTTATCCATGTCTGCGTTGTAAGTCTTTTCTGTCACCCTTGAAGCTATTTGGGTAGCTTGTTGATCGAATGTAGAGTTAGCTTCTTTTTTGAATGTAGAATAATCGGTTTCTAATGAGTTAACATCTTGTTTTATCCCTTTAGCCGTTTGTTCAATTTCCGATGCGTAGTGTTCAACGGATTCGATTTTTTTATCGGTGTCCTCGGGAGCGTAAGACCACCCAGTCACCTCATCGCTTTTTTCTAGCTTGGCATCATCACTCATACCAAGTGATATTCTTATATATCTCGCATTTTGGATATTGATGACCATAGGCTCATATTCATTTTGCGCATGACCTTTTATAAACTGTTTATTTTCATCATACAGACAATACTTAACCCAACTTGAGCCTCGTCTTGTAGATAAGGCATAACTGCTATTTGGTTGCACCTTTACAAAATCTGATGCTTTATGCGCTTTTGCTTCTCTTATCTCTCCAGTGTTTTCATTCAAATACTTATAATCGGTGAAAACCCTTTTAGGTACTATGTTTAAGCCTTTAAACTCTATACCATTTATCTTAGCTTCAATATCCTCAGGTGCTGGCGTCCAATCGGTGGCTTTATTGCCTTTTTGTAATTGAAAATCTGATAAATAATAAATATGGTCACTATTTAAACCGTAAATATGAAGTAATTCATAACTTGACTGATCCCTTGTTGTAAAGGTACCTGATACCCTTTTCGGAGTGCTATCTACAGTGAAATAAGTCCTTTCTCCGTAACCACTCCCATCCCAATGCCGCATATTGGTTTCGGTTGTACTTCCGTCAACATAAGCTGTAAAGCTCCACGTATAAGTAGTGTTCGGATCAACAGGTATTCTGTTCAATCTAAAAGTCGCATAATTGGAATACCTTATCCATTTTTTATTGTTTATATCTACAATGGACGTTCGACTTCTATCTTCACTATAAATTCTATTAAGACTATAATCATTACCTCCAAGCTCTCTTGCAAGATTCCTTCCACCAACTTCAATCTTACCCAGCTCGCCCTGCACATAAGTAGCATCGACCTTACTTCTAATACTTTCGGCATTCTGTTCAATACTCGACTTATTTGCCTTAATATCGTTAATAATGCCTTCTTTGTCCGTTCTATATTCGTCACTTGACACCTTGGAAGCAATCGATTCAGCGTTTTGTTCAATGCTGGATTTATTTTCGTTAATGGAAGTTTGTAAACTGTCTTTATCCTGTTCATACTGCTTATTAGAAACTTTGCTTTTAATATCTGTTTCCGTTTGGCTAATACGAGATTCATGACTTTCCAAGTCTCTAATAATGCCCGATTTATCCGTTTCGTAGGTAGTCTTGGAAACAACATTATCAAACTTATTATTTAGTTGCTCTATAGTATACACATCATTTTTATTTGCTTTATGGACAAGCCTACCATCAACCCATTCTGCATCTACTTTATCAGCCAAATCCGTAACCAATTGACCGACTTGTTCTTGATAATCTGCTATAGAAATGGCGCCAATATCTGCTGCATTTTTAGGTGCTAATGGCTTCCATGATTCGCTTTCTTTATCCCAATGATAGAGGATATTAGGGTTTTCACTTGTGTTTAACCAATACTTATATTTACTTGGACTAGGAGACGCTTCCCCTTTGTATATCCCGTATTCAATAAAATCGGGAACAATATCCTCTATATCTGGTAAGTCTAATTGTACCGTTGAAGCACTAACCTGCTCTGAATACTCACTTGCTGTGCCATGCGTGTTAATGGCTCTTACTCGGAAATACCATTTTTCATCTGTATCAGCATCAAAGTTATAGCCACCTACTTTCCCACGGAAAACAAGGTTTGTAGGATCGGGAGCAAATCCATTGGTTTGACTAGCAAACACCTCATATGCAGCTATGGCGTAAGTAGATTCAAATGTCCATGACAGCATAATCTTTTTAAACAAGCCCTCAGCTCTTACGTTTTTAGGAACATCAGGTTTTACATCTGGAAACTTGTCATCCGTAATAGGGCCACCGCCAGCATCCCAGTTGCCTTCTTTATCCTTAACTTTATCTATCACCCAATCAATATCACTATCATCCGGATCTAAGTCTAAGATGTTACCTAAAACAAGACTACCGTCCTCAGGATTGCCAATATCGTACTTCCAGGACATAATACGTGCTTCTATCAATATCATGGGATTAATATCTTTGTCTCTAGCAATGCCTGTATCACCAAGAAACACCTGTTCATGCTCGTAGCCAGCAATCCCATAAAATGTGATAATATCCATTTCATATTGCGCCTTGGGTTCCTTCTCAGATTGCACAGCCTGCCATGTTTTAGCGAGTAGCTTTTCTGGATCTTCTTCCTCGTTGTCCTCAAACAAACCGAAACGGTGCATCATTTTGCCTGTTTCGTGGTTAGGTATGCCATGACTTTCTAACGCTTCTGGATCTCCTACCCATTCCTGCCCTTTTGGCTTATCTACTGGATCACCTTTTTTCTTAGACCATACAACATCACGAAAAGTTATTTTTCTTGTATAGCCTTCATTTTCTGTTTGTAACGACTTGCCCTTTCCATAGAGAGCTGTTTTCGGATAGTAAAGCACCGTCCTTGTGATATTTTTAATATCCTTATCAATCTCAAACCTTTTCCCCGTATCTGATCCCTTACGATGGACAATATCAACATATCTACCAGCAATCTTATTGCCTTTAATCTCGACACGATCAACGACTTCTCCGCCCCAAATATCGGTAAGTTCTCCCAAACATTCATAGGCGTTTTTAAAGTAGAAACTAGTGGAGTTTATACCAAGATCAGCCACATTACCAACTTGCCAGCGTGCATTTTCCAAAATCAGACCTAAAACATATGCAGCATCTTTATCCTGTGGTCTACGTTCCTCTACCATGACATCAGCTAACTCCTGTATACCCGGCATACAATTAACAATCTTTTCAGTAGCTTCGCCGTCTCTGTCGTCTACTTCTCTAATCGTAAACAGGCGGTAATCTCCTTTTAAATCTCGAAAAGCCACTTGATTACCACCAACTAAATACTCAGCATCGCTATCAGATCCAGGGTAATTTATTAAAAAAGAGACAGGCATTTCTACCGTCTCCTCGAAATCAGCTTTTATATAGTTGTCAGTGATTGCTAGCAAGTTATCGTATTTGTCAAAGATATATAATTTTTCTTTCACTCCTACAACCACCTTTCCGTATATTCAACCTCTAATTGCATTGTTGGCACCGTCTTAATCTCGTTATATCCCGGCTCCAATTTAAAAAAATCTGCATAACGCAGATCGACTGTTTCCATTTGCAAACGTCCATTAATAAATACTTTACGCTTGTCAAAGTCTATTTTTACCACATCGTTTTTCTTAAAGTTATAATGTATTCGCAATATCTCATCTCTGCAACTAAGCTGCATATAAGGTATTTCATTTTTTATAACAGCCGTAATATAAGGTGCTGTATCAGCTGTACCTTTGACAATAACCTCATTCGTTTGAGCCATTTCAATCCAACGCATTAAGCTTCACCTTCTGGTGGGGTTTCGGGTTCTTTCAGTAGATTTTCTAACGCTGTAAGACGTTCACCGTATTGGTTTAATTGGGTTTGCATTGCTTCGATGGCGCTTTTGTTTTCCTGTGCTTTGTTTTTCACCTCGTCCAGACCACTCTGAATAACATCTAAAGTTTGGTTAATAGTTGCAATGTCCTTATTAATTTCACTAATGTTGCTTTCGATTGCGTTGATTCTGTTATTATTACTAGCAATCTCACTTTTGTTAGTAGCCACATTTTTATTTGTCGTATTTAAAGACCCTTGTAACGATGTAACATCTTTTTTAGTATTATCTAAGCTTGATCGCAAGTTAGAAACGTCCTGCTTAGTCTTATCCAAATTAGATTGCAAAGAAGCCGTTTTATCCTGTAACTGTTTTGTGGCTGCGTCTATCTTATCTGCATTTTGTGCAAAGTTAGCAATAGAAACGTCTATCTTGTCCGTTATTTCTGGCTTTACTAGTTTTAAGTTTGGTGTATTAAGTGCCAATTAAATCACCCCATGTTTGTCCTGCGTATTCTTCCCAGGTATATTTTTTTAAAGCGATTGTTTTATACGTTTGACCGTATTTGTAGGGGGCCGATCGAAAGAATGTAATCGTAACGATATGAGTTCCCTCTACTTCAATACCTTCGCTTACGTCCTCCATCTCTCCATAATATGTTTTATTCGGCTCATCAGAAAAAACAATTGGAGCTTCCTCGTCTGTATCTAAAATGCCGTTCAATTCATCTATAGCAATACGTAATTCGTCACTAGAGTTTAATCTGAGCATAGCCTTCACTTTTAAAGGTACACCGGGTTTTCGTTTACCCTGTCTATAAGAGCCGTTTCTTCCAGGAACTATTTTCGAACGTATCTCGTTAGGGGAAAGCGAGCGTCCTGTTACTTCTAGTACATAAAAATAATCCGGCAAATCGTTTCCGTTAAATCGCATACGGAATAAGTTTCCCATGTACTCTTGATAACTCATTTTAAACAATTAGACTCTTCCCCCTTTATAACTTCTATAGTTTGCTCTTTTTTGGCCATCTGAAACAAATTTTAGTACCCCTTTGGATTCGTAGCCATCGATATTGAGTACAGCATATTGTTCACGTTGATCAGGTAGCTCGAAATCATTCATTTCTGCACTAAATGCATGCTCAATTGCTTTTGATCCACCGCTAATTGACGTATCAATTGTTGCTGTCCCTCCTATATCAGCCATTGTAATATCAGGCTTAAAGGCGTTTCTTGCTACTCCAGCTAGGTTCGTCATAGAAGTTGTTAAAGGTCTTTTCGCTTTATCGATTGATTTACCGATAGGACCTGCAAAATCCATTTTGTGTATGTCGGATAGCGGACCTTCCTTTGCTGGACTGAATGGCCATAAATCACGAACAGCACCTACAATATCCTCTACCTTACCTACTATTTTATCCTTCATGTTCATAATTCCATCAATGGCGCTTTGAATAATCGCTTTACCACTTTGATAGAGATCTAACCCCTCGAAAAAGCCTTTAATTTTATCGCCTATTTCTTTTATTTTTCCCCAGACTTTATTCCATGTTTTAACCGTCCAGTTCTTTATTTTATCCCAGTTAGCTATAACGACTGCGGCTACTCCAACAATCGCTCCAATAACCCAACCGACCGGTCCCATGGCAATAAACCATGACGCTGCAACTTTTGCCGCATGAACCATTGACTTAGCTGCAAGCAATGCGTATTTAGCAATCATTTTAGCTACACTCTTTGCCATAGATGCCGCCGCTTTGGCTGCTGCTTTAACCATTGTTACCGTAAAAGACAAGGCTACTCTTGCAGCGTTTGCTGCCGCCCTTGCTGATAATACAGCCAAACGAGCAATAACTTTTGCGATTTGAGCTGCAGTTCGGGCTGCCCATGTTACGGCCGCCCTTACCATGGTAACGGTAAAAGATGCTGCTACTCTTGCAGCATTTGCGGCTGATCTAGCTGCTAATACAGCATATCGAGCAATAACTCTAGCAATGTAAACCGATTTTTGAGCAGCCCATCTAGCAGCACCTGCTATCATTCTTCCAAAAGAAGCAAGCACGCTTGCTGCTGTGGTCATAACACGTGTTCCAAATAAGTACATACGAGTACCGAGCATTTTCAATCCCGTCAGCATTGTTAATTTAAAAATGTTAAACAAAGGCAGTATCTTACCAACTGCAGTAGCTATTATGGTTGGAAATCCTGCGAATGCTGTGCGTACGGCAACCAACGGAGGGAGAATCATCATAAACGCTCCCATCAACATTGTTCCTAAAGCTATTATTTTTCCTAACAAAGGATGTGCTTCCATCATGCTACTTGTCCATGCAAAGAAACTATTGACCAGTTCTAAAACTTTCGCTCCAATAGGAGCTATGGCAATACCTAAATTAACAAGAAAAGAAGTGATATTTCCGATTAAGGAAATTACTGTTGGTGCATTCTCTCGAATATATCCAATAAACTTCTGAAACTGCTGATTTTCGGATAAAGTTTGCCCCCACTCTTTAAAGCGAGCTGTTAGACTTTGTAATCCTGTCATCATATCAGCTGCAAGTGGTCCAAATGCAGTAAACATTCCAACAAGTCCTAGGGTTATATTTTGAATAATAGCCCATACTTTTGGTCCGTTTGTCTGCAGATAAGAAATAAATGTTTGCAACCCTTTAGAATTCTTCACTCGGTCTGTAAATTCAGCAAAGGAATCACCCATATTTTTAAAACCCTGAGCCATAAAATCGGTTAATGGGCCAAAAGCTACCGTTAGATTCATGAATCCCTCAATGAGTCCACCAACACCAGACATGATTTTATCAAGAATGGGTCCTGCATTTTTATTCAAGTAACCGAAAAACTGTTTCGCTGTCTTGGTTTTCATGAACTTGTTAAAATCCTTTGCTAGATCAGCTACCGTTTTGGCAACACTTTTGAACATAGGGTTTAACGATTTTAAGGCTGATTGAATTCCAATCATCGCATCAGCAAAAGCGTTTGCCACTTCAGGAGCTATAGCTTTCTGCACACCTTCCCAAGTGCTTTTAAGAGATTGTAAAGCTTTTTTAGCTCTGTTATTTTCTGCAGTACTCTTTGCCGTACCGTCAATAATGGATTTTATGGTAGGCATTGCTGCAGCACCAAAAGCTACCGTTGCCCCTCCAGCAATTCCAAATGCGGCTGCCAAAGCTACGGTATTACTTCCTGCAACTGCGAGCAAAGGCCCTAGTGTGCCAAGTAATCCTACTGCAGATGCTAATATAGGAACGAGGGAAGGACTTGCAAATAATAGTCCGCCTTGCCCCATATTAGCCACAACCGTACCAAACGCTCTTATGGAATTAGCTAGCCTTGCTAAGCGATTCTGGAAAAGGTTAATTCTTTTTTCTGCTGTTTTGGTAACTACTTTAACCGTGGTAACAGTATTATTAGGAATGCTACGGATTGTCTTTTTAACACTTGCCATTTTCTTTTTAAATCTAGCTATTTTTGCTCCAACAATGGCATTTAAGCGCTCGTTCAAGGGTTAACCTCCTTTCGGTATGAAGTTGGGCTTAAACCCTTTAAATTTCTTATTCAAGTCAATCATTCTTTCAACATTTTTATCTGAACCATTAATACCTAATTCAAGATTACGTCTAGCCTGTTTTGCGTTGAATATTTTACGTTCGCTTGCACGTTTGGCATTTTGTGCATATCGATTAGCCATAGCTGTTTTTGCCATAAGCTCATACTCGTCAATTTTACGGTATAGTGCCCCTAATCGTAACGCTTCATATTCCCAAGGCTCCCAAGACATGATAAGGTCTACATCAAATACCCCCATTTCATGGGCAGCCTCTTGAATCACTGTACGATAATCTAAGCCGTTAACTGTTTCCGGTTGTTTTTCGCTTCTTCGATGATCTCGTCTATCGCTTTTTTCTCTTTCTCGTCCTCTGCAAAGCCTTTCATCATCTCTAAGTTCTTCCAGTATTTCTTGACTTTTTTTCTGAAAAAACCCGAGTTATCCAACTTTTGAAAGGCCTCTTTAAACAATTGCTCAGCGTCCCCGTGTTCTTCCATATGCGCTAGAATTGCGTTTTCGATTGATTCTAGCGATGGTTTTTCACTTTTTAAATGGGAAAGTGCACAATCCCAAAACGCAGCTAGATAAAGCGTATCGTATTCTAGTAGATTGCTATAGATATTAATAAGTCCCCCTTGTTTATTTCCTTGAGAATCAGGTTCGTTATATTTTTCGTTCGCAACTCTCTCAAATTTGAAATCTGTTCTTGCTTCAAGTTGTTTATTTCCGATAGTCAACGTTGCCATATAAGTTTCCTCCTTTGTTTTACTTAACCTTTAACGTTTTTCCTATTTCTGCATCCCCGATAGGCCGGGGATTATTAGGGAGTAGGTTCCTTTACCCCCGTTTCACCGGGTTGCTCAAATTCTGTCACATTTGATTTTTGAGTAGCCCCTTCTGGTAATTCCGACAGCACACCTTCTGCTGATTCCCCCTCTACTTGCAAGGTAGCACTTAATTCAATAAAGTTATCTCCTGGACTTGCTTTCTCAACAGATTCAACTAAACAGTAAGCAAATGTAGCATCATACGCCCCTTCTGTATTGGGAATTAAGTCTACTTCCCAAACTTTTAATCGTTTCTTTTTCTTAATGGCTTGCATTACAGCCATTTGCCCTGGATCGTTTTTCTCACCGTAACAAGTTAACTCAAAAGATTCGCTGTTCTGCCCGTAAGCTAAAATACGTCCCATTTTGGATTGTTCATCTACTAACTCATTTTCAATGGAATAGGTGCCTTCTGTTTGTTCGGCCACAACAAGCGCATCTGATCCGACGGTAGCATCTTCTGGTTGCACCAAAAGAATAGTATCCTTACCACTTTGTAGCATGTTATTACCTCCTATTTTCCAATATAAAAGCGAACGTTTAAGACTCCTTGATATGGAAATCCAACGTCCGCTGGTGGTATTACTTTCATATTTGGTTCAATGTTAAATTTAATAACCTGAAAACCTTCCACAATCCAAGATTCTTTTGTCATAGCCTTAATCATCAGGTTTAATATTTCCATTACTTCACGTTTCCCTGGATTCATACTATAGCAATGCAATGCCCAAGGAATATTCTCGCTATAAGATGTTTTCGTCTCAAAAGGAGACATATTTGGTTCTCCAATGGTCATATAAGGAAAAGGCGTTTCTTTGGTTACATAATCATAAACGCCTGTTACTTTTTTATTTAAAGCTATATCATTGGCCAATCGTTTATAGATTGCTTGCTGTAATGGCCAAAGGGCTGTTTGAATCAAACGATCACGCCCCTAACTTATTTAATTCACGTTCAAAGTGTTTACTGCCTAATTCTATGGCCGGAGTCCAATAAGGTTGAGCTTTCATCCCTTTTGTATATACATAGCGCCCTAACTTTTCTGACCAATATACCCAAGGTGTTTTACGGCCATTTCCTTCAAGTGCATAAATACCGGTGCCGTATTCCACATAAATGCCATATTCAGCACCGACAATAATTTCAGCAGATAAACCACGGTTAAAGTATCTTATTTCAATCGACTGTTTTAAATTACCGTCATCAACCGGCGCTAGTGCTTGTGCTTGACTTTGAATAAGTTCAGCAGTTTCAACAACCACCCTTTTAACAGCGTTAATAAATTTCTCTTCAAAGCGATCTACAGCTCGTTCAAACTGTTTTAATCCTCCCATTTCGATGCCAATAGCAATATCACGCTTGGCCATCTGTAACCAACCTTAAATCCACTCGCATAATTTCATGTTGTCCGCCTTGGTCTAGTGGCTTTCCTGCAATTTCGTATGTGTCTCCTTCGCACGAAACACGCATAGTCGTTTTAATGTCTGTACGATGGGCATAGTACAAATGGCGGTCAAATGGATGTTGCGCCTGCTGCGCTCGGTATAATTCTTCGGATTTTGGCGTGTCTAAAAAGCCATAATCCGTATCATACGTTTCCCAGCCACCTGGAATATATCCGCCACCTCCATCTGATTGCGGTTCTTTTTCTACCAGAAACGTAACCTCGTGCGGGAATTCTTCCATCAAAACACCAGCTTTCTATAAGGCTTTAAAGATTTAAGTAACTTTTCAGGGAGATCTGTATCATAGGAATAAGATACAGACCCCATAGAACGACCAGTTAACCCCTTCGTATTTAATTTGTGCTTAATGGACTCAGCTATAAATATTTTTACCCCTGCTGGCGGCTTGTCATAATCAAACGTGTTATTACAGTATTCCTCAGCACGTTCTATAAGCATCGGCACCATTGTTTCCATATACTTGCCGTGCTTTTCCTTATTAATCTCGCCCATCATTGCAATTTCGTCTACTAGATCCATTTCATACACCTACCCTTTAAGCGCTATGATTGAGTTGGCCAAGGGATTTCCTTCGTGCTGCCATCAGATAGGGTGAAAGTAATATTTGTTCCGTCTGATGTGATATCAGTGATGCTAACGCCATCGTCTCCTTTATCCCCGTCATTTCCTGGATCCCCTTTTGCCCCTTTTAGAGAAGCTAACCACTCTTGCTCCGTTCCTTTGAAACCATTGTCTACAGCAATTTGATAAGCTGATTTCCCTGCATCACCTTTTCCTCCAGGAGAACCAGCAACATCGATTAAATCGTGAAAGTTCTGTTCTGTTGGAATAGCACCAGTCACAAATACATTTTTTAATTCTTCTTTTGTAGCCACCTGTAAAACCTCCTTTGTTATTACCCAATTTCAAGGGTGTCTCCAATCTTGGCGCCCCCTATTCCAAGGGGTTCATTAGGGAGTTGAATTTTCTGCCGTCTCTGCTGGAATGGTTTTAAATTTGAACTTTACAATTCGAATAGCTTTCGGGTCATAAACACGTGTCCAGTTCGTTCCTGTAGCTAATTCTGAATTAGTAGGGAATTCCTCTGCAACGCTTTGTTCCGTCCATTTAACACCTCTAGGATGCAACAATTGAATACGGCGATTGATAAGGTAATCCTCTCCAGAAGATGACATTTTATTTCTGTCAATTTCTGTCGGGATGATATTCGGGTGTGAACCATTGCCTTGTGCAATCGCCCCACTGCCAAAAAGATACATAGAACTATCTTTATTGGAAGTATCGTAAGGCATTCCATCATCAACAATAACTCGCTTATTCATGAAATAAGGAATACGGTCAGATTGCTCAGATTCTTTCACGTACTCAATTAGGTCTCTTTTAGCCAAATAGGCTTCAACAGCCGAATGCATCATGACACCTGTTAAGAGGTCTTTTGCATCTCCCATTAATTGCCCTGCATCGATAAAGCTATCACCATCTAACAATGCATCTGTGCCTTTCTCTCCTGTTATGTCTAATACTTTGGTTTTCATGTTAGAAGCCTTAAAAATACCTTCTAAAGTCGCAAGTAGCATTGCTTGGTCTTGTCGGTTCCAATAATTTGATACCAAGTCAGCAATAGCACCCATTGGATCATCACCAGATAATAGGGCAGATAATCCGTTAGCACCCCAAGCACGAGCCCGTCCTTGTTTACGTGCAACATCTTTGCTTGATGTAATTTTACCCGGTGTTAGATCTCCCTCGTTTTTAATAATTTCAGAATCACCCGTTAGATCATTCCAAAATGGCATATTAATTATGGTGTTTGGACCACTTGCCAAATTATTAAATTCAGGGTCGTTTGCTACAATCCCACTTTGAATAAGTGCGGACTTTTCAGTACTTCTATGAATAACGTAATCTGTAAATACTTCTGGTTGAATTACGTCTGCAATACGTGTAGTCATCTATATCATTCTCCTTTTATTTTCCGGCTTGCGCCTTTAATTGTTTGTATAGTTCAGGATTTTCTCTGAACAATTTTCCTTGTTCTGTTAAATTAAAATGTTCTTTACTAAATGGGTTTTTCTGTGGTGCAGAATTATTTGGATTCCCTGGATGCGGTTGTCTACCCTGCAAACCAGCTGGCTCTTCTTCGCCAAATAAATAACCGTCACTTTCTTTAAGTGCGGTTAGTTGTTCTTCTAAACCTAAGAGTTTATCTCCATCCAGCTTGATAGCCTCTGTGTTTAATAGAGCTTTAACTGCTTTAGGATTACGTGCCTTTTGAGCTGCAAGAGTCTTTTCAAGAGCAAAATCAAAAGACTGCTGCTGAATTTTAGCTTCATAATCTTCTTTAATTTTTTTATTGTCTTCTTGAAGTTGTTGGATTTGGTTCTGTAAATCCTCATTACCAGTTGCTTTAGTTTTCAAGTCCTCTAGTTGCGTATCTCGATCTTTTAATTGGTTCTTTAAGTCCTTTAATGACGTGTTAACATCATCGAACTTCTGCTTCGGAATCCATTGACCATCCGAAACAATCGCAATCTTGTTATCACCTGCTTTTTCCATGACCTGGTTATACAGTTCTTCTCCTAGCAATTCTTTTAAATCCATCTACATCAGTCTCCTTATTCATGTTTTTCTACGTGTTCACCTCACGCCTAAGGTTGCGCTTAGTTTTACCCCAAGCCTTTAAAATGGGCATAATAAAAAGCCCTGTTTATATCGTCTGTTGGCTAAAGACGAGTGTTATTCATTACGTGCAATTGAAGCATTAGCCCACATAACTGATGTTTCCAGATTAGTTAATGCGACTGATTTTTCACGACTGTTGGGGCAAACTTCGTCAATCAAATAAGCTAATTCCTTCGCTTTTTCCCTAATAGCTGTGTATTTTTCAACTTGACTTTCTTTCGGTGCATGATACCTAAAGTTGTTTTCAATTTGTTCATTCATTTTCATTCCTCCTATGCAGCTAATTTTTTATACCACTCGTCGTAAGAAGTGAAAGGAATCGTCGTTGACGGTGGCTGTACCTCTTCCTGTGCACGTTTAAGAGCTTGTTTATAGGTCAAGCTTTCATCAGCCATAAACTGCTCCATTCGTTCTGCCAGTTTCTCTTGGTATTTCGGATCCATGTAATCTCTGCCTCTGCGATACTCAGGAAACATGCCATTCACCTTGCGTAACTTAATACATCTACAGTTAATATCCATATGCGGTACACCCCAATGATGGGGTCCTTTTGCCTTCATGCCTTTGTAGTGGAAATAACCTTCTGCATCGGTTTCTTTGCCGTCTAATTGCCTGTGAGACTTTCTTACTCGTAAATCCAATGCAGACAGCCATACACCAGTTATTTGGACGTATTTTGAAGCCCTTTCCTCGGACTTTTCAGCAGCAATACTTCTAGCTCTACCAGCTTCTGTTCTGACCACTGTACGGGCTTTATTTCGCCCAAAGTAAACGGATTTTTGAAGGCGTCTTGCTATTACCGCATACCCTTCACCTGCTTGTATTCCTTGAGCAATTTCAATATTAATTCTCCTAATGATCTGGTTTCGGTGTTCTTCAAAAATAGACGGCAAAGTTAGCTTGGAAATAGGGTTTTTCAATATTTCTCGTATTACTTCCATGGTTGGAAGCGTGACACGCATAGAATAGCCTGTACTCATTTCATACAGGTACATATGCCTTAAATAGCCTTCAAGATAAATATTCTCAGTGGACTGTTGCAGCATCTTAACGATTTCCTTATATCCGTCATTTAACACTTTGTTAATACGGTTCAACTCTTTAGTAAGCCTGCTGTATTTATTAACGTCTGTCCAGGATATTTCGCCATCGCCATTACCGTATTTCTCGTACATGGCAGATAGTTGATTAAGAATAACACGTAACCGCCTATTAAAAACTTCCTCAATGTCTGATTCAGTTTGCTGAGCCAGTTTGTCCAGATATTCCTCAATCTCCAGTTGGTTCATTGTCATCCTCACCACCCAAAGGCTCTAACTCATGCCCCTGCTTTTCTTCTTCAAGTTCTAACCTTTCCAACTCGGCCTGAACATCGGTAACAAACGGGTGATTGGCCAACGCTGTTTCCTTACTAACAATACCCATAGAACTATTTGCATTGTTGATTTCCTCTGTCCTATTGGTAATCATTGTTTTATTAAAAGTAAAAGAGTAATTTTTGTAATCCGTTTGGATGTTCTTTGCAATACTTAGATACTCACAAATAAACCACGTTAGCTTTTTGAGCGCCTTACTAAATTTACGCTCCATGACATTAGCTTTCATGTCCAGAAACGAGTACAGGAATTGCAGTGCAACCCCAGAAGGATTATTACCAAATTTGTCCGTTGAAACATTAACGCCTTGGCCAGCTTGATAAATCAAATCTGTAATTCTATCCAGCATACTGTCAGTTGCTGTTATTGGTACGTCTCCCTGCTTAATGTCTACACCTGATCCTGCTTCTCCGTCTGTTTTAACAGTTCTGTACCGTTTTAGATTAGTAATGAACTCATCTAATTCAGTGCCGTCATATCCCTTTAAAACATATAAAAACTTTTGAACATCCTCGATCGTATTCGATGTGCTAGAAAGTATCTTTTCAAAGACATCTATCAACCGTTTATAAAAAATCAAATCGCTTACGGCTTCCTCGTTATTCTTGAATTCAATAAACGGAACTGATCCCCATCCATAACCTTTAGCACCATAATAAAAATGAGATTGTGGATTCAGTTCATAATTAACATCCAGCACAATCCCTTCTTCTGATTCCTCGTAAAAAGTCACTTGCTGATCATCCCACAGCTCTATTTTTCTAGTGCCGTCATCTAAATCATAGTAACGAATGCCTGCAATTAAGTTCTTTCGCTTTGTGTTATCAAAAATGGGAATGAATTCTTGCGCTGGTACAATAATATAATCAAATTCACCATGTTCATCTACATATACGTGAAGCCACTCTCTGCCTTTATTAGAAGCATGCTTCACCAACTCTGGTAACGTGTCGTTAAAATCATCATCTAAGATTTCATTGATCAAATCTAAAACAGAATCATTATCCTCTCTGCTGTTAATCGTGATTGGTTTCCCGGCTAAATAAGATATTTTTTGATCAACTAACGTCTTATGCCAATTTGTCGGAAGCTTATTGTTTGTCGCATCAGGATCCACAACTTTTACATCATTTTCATACTTATAGATTTGACGGTTAATGATATCTGATTCGTTGAAGTAATAGCGCACCCCCTCAAGCATTTTGGAAGTATCATGGTTATCAATATAGTCTTTTATGATATCCGTTACTTTTGGCGAATTACTTTTAATAACTTGAATAAGCTCTTCTGTATGTGTTGGAGTAGTCGGGTACATTTTTTTCACCTGCCTTATTTTAGTATAGTTATAGCTTTTGGCTTTTTAACAATCGTATTAACGAAATATCGATCAGCATCTAAATGATGGTCATGCTGCTTTACTGGTTTGTCTTCTCCACGTTCTGCTGCTTTCTCATCCCAAATGTAGGAACCAAACTCTTTAAACGTCTCTTTACAGCAATCATTATATTTAATAGAAACGTCAATCAATGAAGTGGCTAGATTCCTTATTCCTTCCAAAACGTCATTTTTAGCTTTTTTGACTCTTTTACCATTCTTTTTTAACAAAGCTATAAAAGAAGCTGCAGACGGATCGATGATATAAGAAGTGATTTTTCTATGTCCGACAAACTCTACTAAATCCTCGTAATACTCTTGGTCTGTTTTTTGTTTCTCTTTTTCTCGTCCACTGTAGTGGTATTCCTTCACTTTGTACCAAACGCCATCACAAAAACCCCAAAGTCCGAATACAGTTGGGTTCTGCGTTCCATAGTCAATGGATACATAATATTTGCTGTAATCTCTTGTTACAGCCTCAACAACATGCTCTTTCTCGTTAAACATGTCGTAGATAATACCATCCGCAAGCACCCATAGACCTAATATATACCTTTGATAGAAAACACCACTATACATGCGCTTATAGCGTTCTTTGATCTTCTGCGATAATGATAAATTATCATCCATCGTGAAATGCAAGTGCAGCATGTTCTTTTCTTCTAATTGATCTAAATACTCCGTTTTAAACCAATGGTGCGGTCCTTCGGGGTTGCAGTTAAACCACAACTTAGATCCCTCTACGGAACAACGAGCTGTTGCTTGGTTAACAAACGACTGAGGCATCAAAGCCACCTCATCGAAGAACATTCCAGCTAACGTAATACCCTGGATTAAATCTTGACTTGATTCGTCTTTACCGCCAAAGATATAAAAGTAATTAGTTTTACCTTTTTTCGTAATAGCAAGCATGTTATCTGCACGGTGATCTTTTACTTTATATCCCCTTGAACGTAACATGCGTTTTAATGGTGTGACCACGTTACGACGAAATGAACCTATTGTCTTTCCTGCTAGTCCTAGATTTTCATCGTTAAAAGTATCCATTGCCCACATAACAAAAGATAAAGACATAACAACTGTTTTACCTGCTCGGACTGATCCGTCGCATATGATGCCATCTTTATCTTTGTAAGGTGATTTATTCGTCCACCAATTCAATACTTTCAGCTGTTTCTTAGAAAACGGTTTGAATTTAAATAGCGCTGGCTTCTTTTTACTCATCGTCATCATCCCAAATGTCCGTTGATGACTTTATAGCATCCATGAATCCGTCGTCTTCGTATTCTTCTCCGTCATCACCTTTTAATTTGAGAGTCTCGGCTTTTGTCTTATCAATAACAGCTCTCATTCTTTCAACTTCCAGCAGCCTATCATCGTCATAATTGGCCAACTCATAAAACTGCTTTAACATACTTCGCAACTCACCCATAGCTCGACTTTGGGAATTTAAGAAGTTCGCCTGTTTATCCCAAGCGAACTGTATTTCCCATTCATTCTTTTCTGTTGAAAAATTATCTCCGTCGGCTGTTTCTGTTTTCTTAACTTCTTTTGTTAAATCATATTTATCTTCAACAAACATAATCTGTTGCGCTCGCATAATGGATGCAAACTGCATTTTTATGTTCATCCATAATATATCAAGTGGAGCAATGCTATCTATTTCGTTTACTATCTCCAGCGTTTCTTCTGGTAGGTACTTTGCGAATAAGCCGTGTTTAACAGCATTAGTATTTCTTTTAGGAGCAGCACCGCCAGAATTCCCTATAGCATTTTTGTTTCCTGGTTGGCCGCCTCTTTTTGTGTGCACACTTTTTTCTTTGGGTGCACCCTTATTTCTTTCCCAACCGTGGCGCCTTTTCCATGACTTCACCGTATTAATCGATACTTCATATTTCTCAGCTATATCCTTATATTTCATGCCTTGGATATAATCTTTTTCAGCTTTCTTATGCTTGGCTTCCATTTACATCAACACCCACCTCCAGCTATAATCGAGTTTGTTTTGGGTAAAAGAAAAGACACCTCATACTTGAGATGTCTTAGAATATGTTGTTTAATTTGATTCAGGATATTATTAACATAGGCTTATATTTAAAACGATTCATACTTTATCATGCCATTAGGTAACATATAATAAGTTACTAACTTATCATTTTCTAAATAAGTGTTAGAAATATCATTAATTCTACCTTCTTTCCACCCTATTAATAACTGCATTTTAACAGTACCGTTTTTAATATTTTTCCTATCTACAGTATCAAGAATTCCTTCTTCCCTAAATTGCTCATCAGGTTCTTCATAGAAATATCCCTCTGGAACTCCGATGTCGTATCTCCAGGTAGGTAAATAGTCCATTGCACCTCTGCCAATTGCATCAGCTTCACCAAGTAGATCTATTACTTGGGATTCTGTCATTCCAATGTCTAAGTTTTTCTCAATGAATTCTTTGGTTATTTCATCAGATTCAAAGCTTGTAGCACTTTCTTGTTTATCCCAACCAACTAAAAAACCAAATGCAGCGATTAATAAAACTAACGTCCACTTTTTCATTTCTTTACCTCCTATAAATGTTTTAATGCCTTATTATATTAATTAAACAAGGAAGTAAGTTCTCCTGCAAAAAATAGTAATATTTTACAATTTAATTCAGTTTCAAATATTATTTTACTTTATTCAGCAAAAAGGTAAATAATGCATAAAATCACCTAAAACATTATTTTCAATCCCACTGCAAACGATAAAAGAAAGATTAATGGTGCAATAAACCTTATTAAACCTTTCGGAGCTTTTAGAATCTCCAGCATCAAACCTGCTGCTAATGATATTATAAGCGGGATCCCTAACAATTTTGCTAGATTAAAAGCTATATCATTCATTGTTAATTCCAACGGACTAAAATCTATATTCATGCTTATCAACCTCCCAATTATGTATATCGGTTGGTTGTACATTATTAAAAAGCACCCAAGCTATATACTTGAGTGCTTTTTTGTTTCCCTTGTATTGATTTATGCGTACAATCCGTACATGTCTTTATTATTAAAAATTCCTCTTTTATTCGCTTCTTTTTTAAAAAACTTAATCCTGAATTTAACGGTAACCCCAGCACCTTTTTGAGCTTCAATATTATTTAACATTTTAACATGTCTATCTAAATTTCTTCTAAAACGAGTTATTGAATTCCAAAAAATCCTCAAAGCAATTCTTTTGTTGGATGATAAACCCTTTTTTAATTTTATTTTTTGCTTTTCACTTAAAGTACTATCCTTATTAATTTTACTTATAAAGTCAGTTCTATGATTCGTAATCTCCTTAAAAGCTATAATAGGAAACGCTATTTGTAATACTATAATGTTTAAAATTCTTCTATAATATTTTTTTATTGGTACCCTTGAGTAATAAACAATTCTTAACAATACACCTAAAAATACAGAAATGACAAATGCAACTAACAGTAAAACAAAATCTGTATTTGTTAACATTTAATCACCACCTTTAAGCAACTTTTTGATTTTTAGCTTCGTTTACTAAATTGGGTACGTACCTAGCACCGTAATTGACAGTTTCAATTCCTAATAAACATACTATGCTTACCCAACTATAAAAAACATAAGAAGAAAGACTAAATGTACCAATCATGCTTGTTAATAAATTGTTTGAATTACCTTTTATTACATAACCGGCTTCTGAAGCCTCCAAAAGTATAAAATTAAAAAATCCTGCTCCATCTACACAAGCAAAAATCAATGAAATAACAAGCCCTATTAATCCAATTATTTTTTCTAGCCCTTTGTTATAATATGCAACGTTGGCATAATCAATGATTAACATTAGAAAAAAAACAAGTCTTGTTGCAAAAAACAATTTAATTTCAGTGTCGGTATTTGGTTGAAAATTTATAAGCACAAGATTAGTTCCAATTAATATAGCCCTAAATAATGTAAGAAAGAATTTCATTTTTATGTCACCTTTATATATGCTCTTTATAGTATAGTTCGACACAAAAATGTTTATTCCTTCTTTTTTTAATAACTTTTAGTTATTTTTTACTAGTTTATTAAACCTAAAGACTTACATATAAATAGAGAAAAGCACCCAAGCTATACACTTGAGTGATTATTACTATTTAATTTACCTTTTTTATTGTATTAACTGGACGACTTTCGCCTGCCCGTCCTGCCATCCATTTTATCATGCTGAATTTTTATCCAGCAAATCATGTAAGAAGTGGCACTTTTGGCATATTTGGCACAGCATATCCTCTTTCATTTCACGTATTTTATTACGATTAACCCCAAGATGATCAGCAATAGAACGATAACTCATGCCCTCCATCATGCAATCTAGTATAATTTGATGTTGTACATCTTCTAAGTAATCTACAATGCTTTCAATAGATTTCACAATATCTCCAAAATCTTTATATCTTTTGTAAAGACGTTGTTCTCGAGCATCCATTGCATCTATTTCAGCCGGGCTTTTTATTGTTGTATTGGGCTTAGGTAATGTTGCTTCAATGCCATATTGTGAAACCATGCCAAACGAAAGCATTGACGTTGAGCCACCAAATAGAATATTAAAAATCCTGTCTAATTCTCTTTTTCTCCAATGATACTGATAAATGAGATCTTCCACTTGTTTTTTGTAAGCGTAAAATAAAATACACATAACAATCACAGGGCATCTATGTGATAATCTTCTTAGAAAATAAATTAGGAGGTTATGCGATGACCCTAAAAGACAAGCGAATAGAATGGAAAGCGCGGTATGATGCCTGGAAAAAAAGCGGACAAAGTATATCTGAATGGTGCCGAGGGAAAGAAATTAAAACGCATCAGATGTATTATTGGGTGCAACAATTTCGTGAGCACGGCAAAACTTCCATCAAGAAAAGCGCATCCAGGGAAACACAATGGCTAACCGTTCAAATGGGTGATTTTCCACTTGTACCACCTCACGAGAAAGAACCAATCTTTATTCACGTTGGTTCTACCTCCATTGAAGTGCGATCAGGAACGGATATGAACTTACTCTCGGATATTATTCATGTTTTAGGGAAGTAATCACGTTCATGAATATGCCATTTGAAAAAGTGTATTTAGCTTGCGGTAGCACAGATATGCGTAAATCGATTGATGGACTTGCTGCCATTGTGATAGAATGCTTCGATTTAGACCCTTTTTCTCCTTGCCTGTTTGTATTTTGTAACCGAAAGCGTGATAAGTTAAAAATACTGCAATGGGAAGTCAACGGATTTTGGCTGTATTATCGTCGGCTTGAAAAAGGAACATTTCAATGGCCATCCGATAAAGACTTAACGCCTATATCTATTAGCCCACGTCAATTTCGCTGGTTGTTGGATGGTATGTCGATGAACCAGCACCAAGCACACAGAGAAGTACTAGCGCGCACGATTCTATAAAAAATTGAAATATAGAAATACGGGAATTCGACTAGGCAAGTCGGGTTCTTTTTCGTATACTAATTTTATGGATAAAACAGCGGAAACAAACAAGAAAACAATGGAATATTATCAAGAGCTCAACGAAAAGCTAGAGTTGGAAAAAGAAGAGTTAGAAGCAAAATTAAAATGGTATGAAGAACAATTTAGATTGCTTCAACAACAAAAATTCGGCTCTTCTAGCGAGAAGACCAATTCTGACCAACTGTCTCTTTTTAACGAGGTAGAGGACACTTCGGATTCCAACCATGAAGAGCCTACGGTGGAGACGATTACATATAAACGCAAGAAGCAAAAAGGGCAACGCAAGGAGCAATTAGACAACCTGCCTACGGAAACGGTAGAATACCGTTTACCTGCTGAGGAACAGGTGTGTTCGTGTTGCGCTGGTGAACTGCATGAAATGAGCACGCAAGTGCGTAAAGAATTAAAGGTTATTCCTGCGCAGGTGAAAGTGGTGGAACATGTCCAGTACGTCTATAGCTGTCGTCATTGTGAACAACATGAGATACAAACGCCTATTCAAACAGCTAAAATGCCAGCGCCTGTGTTTCCAGGGAGTTTAGCCTCTCCTTCCGCCATGGCCTATACGATGTCGCAAAAATACGTGGAAGGAATGCCGTTGTATCGCCAAGAGAAGCAATTCGAACGATTTGGCGTCTTTATTCCACGTCAAACACTAGCTAATTGGGTCATATATGGTGCGACCACTTGGCTTACACTCATTTACAAAGAGATGCATACCGCCCTATTAGAATTGGATACCATACATGCAGATGAAACAGTTGTACAAGTTTTATCTGAACCAGGTAGAAAAGCTACTTCCAATTCGTATATGTGGCTGTATCGCTCTGGACACACGGATGTGCCAATCATTTTGTATGAGTACCAGCAAACAAGAGCATCCAAACATCCACGACGATTCCTACAGGGATATCAGGGCTACTTAACAGTAGACGGTTACCCTGGTTATAATGGAATAAAGAATGTCGTACTGATTGGTTGCTGGGCGCATGCACGTCGTAAATTCACAGAAGCATTACAATCGCTTCCCGAATCTTCGACCACTACAGCGGTAAAAGCGAAAGAAGGCTTAGACTTTTGTAATCAATTATTCGATATCGAACGCGACCTAAAGAGCGTTAGCCCACAGGAACGTTATGAACAACGTTTGGAGCGCAGTCAGCCCGTGCTGGATGCTTTTTCAGCATGGCTAAAACAGCAAACGCCGCGTGTTCTTCCGAAGAGTAAACTAGGCAAAGCTGTTACCTATTGCCGTAAACAATGGGATCGCTTAGAAGGATTTTTAAAGGATGGAAGATTGGAGATAGACAACAACTGCGCAGAGCGGTCGATCAAGCCTTTTGTGATCGGAAGAAAAGCTTGGCTGTTTAGTAATACCGCCAAAGGAGCTACATCCAGTGCCATTGTTTATAGCATAGTGGAAACAGCGAAGGAAAACGGATTAAATCCATTCCATTATCTTAGCTACTTATTTGAACGACTTCCCAATATAGATACAACAGATAGGGAACAACTAACCCGACTCTTACCGTGGTCAACCACGCTGCCTCAAGAGTGTCGTGTTCCTACGAAATCTAAGTAAATCTTAACATAGGCCCACATCTACATAATAGGTGTGGGCTGTTTTACGCTTACTGTTTTTTATTCATATTCGAGCCCCCACTCGTCATATTTAAAATAAAAAAAGACACCAAACAACGCTTATTGCGTCATTCAGTGTCCTCCAGATGGCTGGTAGGATATGTAATAATCTATATGGCCAAAGTATAATGGAATTCTTTTATCAGATCATCAGTATCTTCTATTTCCCTCAAAGTATATTTGTTAACTGATACATCCAATAATTCCACTCCATTTTCCTCCAATCTCACCCTATTATTTTTCCAGTCATCGTAATCAGATTCTTTAATGATTTTTTTACCAGGAGAAATTTTCATAGGAGTATTTGGTAATCTTCGATAATCCTCTTCTTTATCGTAACCTTTGATCATAAAAACATTGTAATTATAATTTATATCTTTATCATTTAATTCTAGTGTAGTTAAAAACAATTTACAATGTAGATAACCACAAAACAACTGTAAAGATAAATTCTTTAAATTATTTGTGGGGTTACGTTTCAATTCACAAATGTGACAATCAATTGACCCATCTTTATTATGTACAATGAAAATACCGTCTGGAAACTTTTCATAGCTAAGAAACTTTACCCTACTTGTTTCTTTAGCACTTTTATCGCAAAATATATGAAAAGTTTCCAGATCATCTTTAACTTTGAACGTTACCTTCATTAACTCATCATTGTCTTTCAAATTCTCCTTTATGACTTTACATCTGTGTACTTTTTCATAAAAATCTTCTTTTACAAGAAAACCTCTCTCCCCAAGCAATATTATTCATCCTCTTTCTCTTTCTGTTGTATTAAAAATGTTTCGTCATATAATTCTTTCAACAAATCAGTGAATAAGTCTACTTGAAAACCATACTCACTTCGCTCTTTCTTTTCTAATATACTTGTTTCATCTTCACATATCTTCATCTCATAAACATTTGCTTCTAATTGGTTATCAATTATTTTATTATTTAAAAAAGCAAAAAACACATCACTATGTGTACTAAGAATAATTTCCTTCTGGAGATTTTTCTTCTTATCATTGAGCAATGAAGTAAGATAGTTAACTAATTCTTTCATGCTTTTTAAAGACAAATGAGCCTCAGGTTCTTCAATTATAATATAGTCATAACTAGGAGGTAATCTTGTCTCTATCATCAGAAAAGGAATCAATCGATTTTGCTTTGTTGAAAACAACTCCCTTTTTATTTTTGCGCCATCTTCCTTTTCAATTTTAGATACTTCACCATCATCTCCATAAACAATCTTTCCGCCAAATAAGGGATCTAAGGCAGTCGAATAACGTCTTTTATCTAAGATACCACTGATTTGCCCTGAGATGTGTTTATATCTTAAATATTCATAATTAAATAACTTTTCACTGTATCTTTGCTTATATTCAATGCTATTTAATTCTGTTGCTTCTGCTGCATTTTTAAATACGTTATCCATCAACAAGTTTCTTTCAGACGGTAGATACAAAATATTTTTTGGCCCAAAGTAAGATACTAATTTCAATTTTATAAATAGTTTTTTGATCTCGACTTGGATCATTTCTTGCAGTTCCTGTTCTGGCACGAAAAACGAATCTAACTCCTCTTCTTGAATTAAATATAAATCCCCTTCATCAAATAAATTAGATCGCTTATCAAACAAGGAGATGGTAGATCTTACTGTGTTTCCCGTTTCATCAAACAATATAATCATCAATTTTCCAGTAGCATTTATCAATATATTAAGCTTTACATTCGCATTTTCAAAGAACCGAGGAGTATCTTGCAATGAAAATGAAAAATCCCCCTTTTCTTGTTTGGTTTCTAAAAGAATATCATTATTTACTTTGTCAATCGCATTTTCTTTTTCGGAATCAAGTATCGTTTTCAATTCACTTGTTAAATTTTGAGGTTTACTAACAGAAACGCCAAAAGTCAAACCTTTAATTGGTCGAGTAAAGAATTTTCTATCTTCATTCATTACCTCCCCAATACTTTTTAAAATTTTATTTAGCTTCAAGTCTTCCCATTTAAAATTGAGGTTAATTGATTCTCCGAATTTTTCTTTCATTTCAGCAGCGTATTTGTCAAGGCGGTCACTATAATAATTTTTCAATAAAGAAATTGTTTCTAACATTAAAGTTTTTCCGGAACCATTATCACCTAAAATTATTACCAACTGCTCATCTTCAAATTCTGCGCTTTTAATATGCGCTAAATTTTTTAAGTTAACCTTCATAAACTACCCTGCTTTCATTTAGCCTTTTATATAAATTATTATTAATTATAAAGGAAAATATACATGAATTCAAAATTCTTCCCCCTCATCATACTTCACACGTTTCACCTTACCCTGGTGCGTGATTATTTTGGTTTCCCCATGATTGGGAAGACCTGTCAACTTCGCTTTACCATCACAAACCACTATAGCAAAGCTACCATTATGTTCCATTATATCAATTTCTAGCTTCATTGTACTAGGGTCAATATTTATATCTTTTAATCTCACAAGGATTCCTCCTATGTTCTGTGTTATAATGAATATGCGCTGGACAGGAGGAATCCTGTCTTTTTTATTTTTAAGTCTCTCTAGCTTTTAATTCTTCTTGAATGGCTTCGATTATCGTTTCTTGCTTCTTAATATAAACAGGATCTGGATCTCCACCTAAAGAATTAGAACCAATTCTATTAGTTGCATCTTGGTAGAGAATTAACAGATCTTCCTCAGGTAATTTTTTAATACTACCCTTTATTAAATCCATTATTCAGCCACTTCTTTCATTAGGTGTTGGTTTAAATTCCAATTTTCATCATGCAGCAATGCGTTTTCTTCCTGCAGCATTTCTATTTTCTTTTCTTGTTCCTCGACGGTCCTACTTAACTGCTGATATTTAACAACTGAAACAATCAGTAATGCTATTAGACATGCAAAAGCAAAACTTCCTGCAATATACCTTCCTTTTGTCAAAGGCTTCACTCCTATTTATTATCTAGTGTTTTCACATCTACTGAAGGCAGCCCTATTCGCTCTCTATTTGTATTTATTCTCTCTTTACCCTTATGACAATATTCACTTTCTATTTCGAATCCAATCCAGTTGCGGTTGGCATTATCTGCAGCAACAGCAGTTGTGCAAGCACCCATACAATTGTCTAGCACGGTTTCACCTTCGTTTGTATAAGTTTTAATCAAGTATTCAAATAAACTTTCTGGCTTTTGAGTAGGGTGAAACGTCATTTTATCACGCGGAAAAGAGACAACTGATTTAGGGTAATTCTTATATCTAACCACATGAAATTTATTTAACGTATCGTTTCTATCGCCTAAAGCTTGCATACTTGTTTTTCTTTTAACCTGCTTAGGTTTGATCTTTATAAGTCCTTGTGGGTTATACGTAGGTAATTTTCGATAAAACACACAAATGTTTTCATGGTTTTTTAATGGCATCCAATTAGCATTTGGAAACCCAGTAACATGATTTTCTTTCTTCCAAATCCACTCATATCTAAACCATTTAAAATTTGAGTTAATCAACTTTGTTGTAAACGGTTGGCTTGCAGTAAGAACAATAGCTCCATTATCTTTTATAATCCGCCTATATTGTTCCCAAAGTTGATCAAAGGGGATTACTTCATCCCATCTACATTGCGTGGTTCCATAAGGCAGATCACATAAAATCATGTCTATAGATTTGTTATCTATATGTTTCATCCCTTCAATGCAGTCCCCGTTGTAAAGTGTATTCTTTTGTAGTGCCATTTTATTTCCCCTCTCGATATGATAATATATTCAAAGGGGAACGCTTGTTCTTAATTGGTGTAAAAGAGGCTTTTTTAGGCCTCTTTTTCTTTTATTTGTTCTAAAGCCATCTCTAATTCTTTAATCCTTTTGCCCTGTTTTTCAATGCCTTGCTGAAACTCATTTTTTATCGTTCGCTCACTAAAGAGCTCATTGTTTAGATAGTGGCAACGTTTTTCCAACTCTTGCACACGTTCTTTTAAATCCTCTTTTTCTTGCAAAATACCTATAATTTCAGAGAGATTGTTTCTTATACTATCTGCGTATTCAGCTAACCATTCTTTACCCGCCATTATAAGTAACCTCCGCCGCTATAGTAGTTATCAGGCTCCTGAAAAGGCGCCTCCTTATTAAGCAATTATAGTTACACGACCATCTTCAACTTCTTCTTTAAGCGCACATCCAAGGTAATCTTTAATATTGTCTACAGCTTCGTTTTTCCAAGCTCCTCCATCTGCCTCATAGAGAGCACAACTTGGTCCCGATTGCATACGAAATATAAAATCACTCTCAGGTTGTAGTACTTCAACAAAGGTTCTGTATGGTATTAACGAAACTGGATTCGGTACTTCAACATTTCCAACTGAAGCTACTCCCACTTTCGCAACTACTGCCTGTGATATTCCATCATCACTAACGGTCTTCACTTGATCTTCTGTTATGTTACCAACCACTTTAAGCATTACATCACGATCTTCGTTTTGTATAAAGCAAGATTGTAAACTAATATTGAATTTCTCTGTGCTATACCAATCATTGAAAATAAAAGTCGGGAGAAGTGCTTCTGCTTTTAGAAAATAGTCTCTTTCTTGATCAGAGTTTAATGCTGACTTAACTGTTACAGACGTAGGACTAACCACATGTAAAATAACAGGCTCATCACCATCAAATTCAGATTTTATATAGCTTACTAAACCTGATAAAGTATGAACCGTAAACGGTCTTGCGGTCGGTTCCTCAATCAAGTGCAATTTCTTATCTGAATATGTCTGTCCATTCTCACCATGAATTTCTGCTTTTCCTAATCCAACAATGTATTGCAATGCTTCTTTAATCATTTTTCATTCCACCAAATTTAGTTTTTTATTTTGTTTGTTGATCTCTAAAGCTAACTACTTTTTCACCTGTATCTTGAGCTACATCTCCATCAGTATCGAAAAACATTTGCCCTTTTGCACCCGATCGCAACTCTTTTCCGATGATATTTCCGTTGTCATCAGCACCCATCATTAGTTTGGTCTCAACCTCTTTCATTGGCTGTAAGCTTACTTTTGTAGAAACAGTTGTATTAAGAACGTCACGTTTTTCATCGCCATGAATCTTAATTGATACTGTGATGGTTCTGTTTTTCTTTGGATCCGTATTTGGATCAGCAATGTTCTCCAATACTTTTTCTAATTCTGTGTTTACCTTTGCTGCCAAAGCTCCTTCTGCAAACTCGTTTAAATCGATCATGTACTCCATTTCTTTAACCTCCAAATACTAGATTTTTATTATTATTAAGCAATCTCATCCTCTATCAATCTATCGACAACACTCAGGTAATCCAACGGCACACCATTTTGTGATTTGACCAGTTGCGTATATACTTCCAAATCTCTCAACGGAATGGACTTTCTGCCGCCTTGCTTGGCTTCTTCTGTATACTTTCGAAGCATATTACTCGGAACAAGGAAAACCTCTCCTAGAAACCTCATATCGACGATAAGGAATGATATAGCCCCTAATTTTTCAGCGTCTGCTAGATATTTAACTTGATGATCCGATATGATGGACAAGGGCAACCGTTTCTCTTTAGTAGACTTGGCTTCAAAGACGATCGATTTCCCTTGGTAAATACCGTCATAATCGACCGTGCTCTTTTCTTCGTAGAAGCCTTTGAGTACCCTTGTACCCTTGGACTGAAGTACCTTTACTGGCGTAGGTCGTTTATTGATGATGGCTCGTCCTTGGTTAAGATAAATCTGATTCGTGTAATTTAGTGTGTTTTCAAACGCCATGCCTCGTTTTCCTGTGTAAACCACGTTTATTCTCCTTCCGTTGCTTGTCATTACTCCGCTATGTGAATCTCTATAGGTGTTTGGCTCTTCCTGTGTACCAGCAATAGTTTTCTCGCTTCGAACCAAGAACAATTATGAGTAGCCTGTACTGCCATACCCCATTCTCTCCAACGCATCTGTTGTTTCTTGAATTCCTTCGACTTTACGCTTTTAGAGGATTCTAACGGAGAAATGACATCTTCGGGAATAACTACTGCTTTGCTTTCGTTTTCTTGAAATAAGCTTAATTGCTCCATTTCTTCACCTACCCACTAGAATATTGTTTAAGCAATTGCTCGAGTTCCTTTTGCTCGTTTGCATCACCGATATTACTCGACTGGCTATCTTTCTGAGCTTTCTGCTGTTGCTTTTGTTGTCTAAACCATTCAGGCACTGGAGCTCCTGGTGCTTGCGTTTGTGGCTTAGAATATCTTTGATGCTTAGCCATCTTTTGGCTTTGGAATTCTATATCTTCCGCTTGTACTTGCTCCATCGTTTTAATGCCTTTATTTGACCAAGACTGCAAAATGCTTCTCGCATATCCCCAACTTGGCTTATTTCTGTCTAAAGATCTTTGCATAGCCTCAATGACCATTTCATCTCCAAAGTCATTAATCCAAACAAGCATTTCATCAGCCAAAGCTGGACGGATCATTCCGAAATTATTCTGGTAATAAACAATTGCATCTGTAACTTTTTTGTCTTGCTCATGTTCAGTTAAAGTATCTTCGCGACTGTTATCAGCAGTAGTATATATCTTTATGTCTTTAATCTTTAATGTCTTTAATAATGTCTTTAGGGAATCTGTATCCGTTGGCACTATTGACTTACGGTCAGGTGTCGGTAAGTATTTTACTAACCGCATAGTAAGTATTTTACTTACCTGTTTACTCTTAAAAGTAAGTGTTTTACTTACTCGGCTTTTTTTCTTGGTAAGTGTTTCACTTACTTCATTCTCTTTTTTAGTTCGTGTTTTACTTACTTTTTTTCGGCTTAAATTTTGGTGAATAAGTTCGTCAAACTTCTCACTATCCCAATTTTTGTTAGGAGTTATTTGCCACAAATGATAGTTTTTGTTGATGCTGAAAACCATTGTCTTTTCATCCCAATCTAATACAGCACATTCACGCAAAAATTTAAGCTCTTTTTTTACGTCTTGCTTGTACATTCCAGCAAGCTCTAGGTTGTTAAATTTGTCGATCACACAGTCTTTTTGACCCGTTCCGTATGATAACCTCCATATAAACAAAATTAAGTTCTGTTGCCTCTTACTGAAGTCTCTACGCAATAGTTCATTCCATAATTCATTAGCTATACGAACATGACCTTTTTCTGTTTGAGGGCTAGCCACCTTATTCACCTCCACCTAAGCCTTTCACCTTTCAATCTCACAAACTGCAAATTTTCCTTTTACTTTTAAAACTCTATAGCCTGGATAACGCCACATATACTTAATGACCAACCGTTTTAAATCTGATTCATTTTGTGCAGTCTCCCAGATCCATTCCGGGAGACGCACATTGGATATGTTATGCATGTTCACAATCACCGCAAAGCCGAGGGTATCCTGGGCTTTCGCCATCTACTAATTCAGCACAACCTTCACACAAAAGGCCATCAATTGTTGCATTCGCAATATCGTCCATAATTAACCCTCGCCATCCTGAAAGTTTATTTCTTGCTGTTCTAAGTCATTTTGATCGGTTGCTTCCGTTTCTCCAACATTTATAAAGTCATACTGTGGAGCTTCTAAGAAAATATCATCATTAGGTGTAATATCTTTTACGCTTCTAGCTGTTCCTTCGTCATGACTGACTTGTTGCTGTATTTCAATTGATATAGGTAGGTACTTCCACATGTGGCGAATAACTGTTTTCTTTGCCATTTCCTCATAGTAGTTATTCCAAGGGCTATATTTAGAACGCCCACCAGGACTAGAATTTTTACGTTTTTCAATCTCTGCTTTAGGCATAAATTCCATTTGATACCCGCCATCTTTAAAATGAGCTACTGCATAAGCACCGATAAATGCGCCTTTGTCAGACTCCATAGAAGGTGTGTGTTTAAGCTTTGGATTGAGTCCTAGCTCATATTCGAAATCATCATTTTCATACACTGCGTGGGCATAAATAGATTGAATATGGCCACTACGTCTAGCAAGGTCAATCATGCCTTTATAACCAATGATAAATTGGACCTCTGTAATCCTTTTTTTATTGTTTTTGAAGGGAAGTAAGTAGCACTGTCCTAATAAACCAGGTTCCAGTCCTAACTGTGCAGCTTGCATGACACCACCTAGCAAACTACCCATATCTGCATTTCTAAGCTCTGGTGTAGTCCTAATCGTTGTCATCGTCAATCTCATTAAACGGTCTACATCCATGTGCTTAGGAAGCGCTTGAGACATTGCTGGAGCCATCTGCTTTAGATAATCTTCAATTGTTTTTGGCTTATCCTTGGCGGGCGAGCCTGCCTTTCCGTTACTTTTTGTCATTTGATTTTTCATTTCGTCTACCGTAGCCATTTATTTTTCCTCCCTTAATGTCTTTACAACTCTTTTCCAATCTTTGTTATGAAATGGTCCATATATGTTTCCTTCTATTAAGAATACGAATTGCTTTTCTGTAGCTAAAAATCCAAATTCACCGTATACAACCATATTTTTAATCACGATACTTCCGCCTGTTCAACTTGTTTAATATTTAAACGCCTATACGACGATTGCTTTGTATATTTTTCCGCAATGTCTGGCAACTCTGTTTTCAATCGTTTACTATCAAAACGATTAGAAGTGATTGTATTAAGCGTTACTTCAAACCTCGGAGTAACTCCCATTTTCGCTTCACCGATCATCAACTTTAATTTGTTCTCATAATCTTTTTTGAGCTTTTCATTTTTCTTAATTTCAGCCTTAATACTTTCAATAGCTTTGATTAGTGTTTCTGCTTCATTCGACTGGAGCATTACTTTTTCCCCGTTATCTTCCGGATACATTTTATTTAGCAACTCGCTAGCTGATTCAGATCCATCAATTTCTGGTGGAACACCTTTAAGTACATGCTCTTCCCAAAACTCTTTTTCTTTACCTATCATGAGCTCGATAAACTCATCATCACGTTCTACTGCTTTCCAAACAAACTTTTGTCCGCCAATTAATACAGCTATATACGCTTTTTCATATCCCAAAACAGCCATATAGTGCTGCAGCTGACAGATGTATGCAGGTGGGATTTGTTCACCTTCCCAAGCATCTGAATTAAACGCATTCGTCGTCTTACATTCGAGTAGAGCACGCTCCCCAACTACATCACGATCAATGTTTGCGATCATAAATTTATACTCTGGATGTTTAAAAGTCTGATTACGACGTCGAACTTTCTTACCTGTTCGGCGTGTGAATTCTTCTGCCACAACATCTTCTAAAACGTTTCCCCAATGAATTGCTTCGTTGTCAATTTCCTCAATTGTGTTACTGGTTTTATCAATGTAAAGTTCGAACATTGATTTCCATGGATTAAATCCTAAAACAGCACTAGCGTCTGAACCGCCTAATCCTGATTTCCTATTCCATAACCACTCTTGACGAGACATTTCTACTGTGCTTTTAGCCATTCCTTACATCCTCCCCATCGAAATATTTAATTAGCTCCTGCAAATCCTCAATAGTTCCCAATTTAGCAATTGTGTTACACGTAGATTTAAAGATGGTCCAGCGATCTTTGGGATCTGGATTCTCTTTTCTGATTTCTTTGTATCCCTCAACAAAACGATTCATTTCGTCCTCCCTTGCCCTCATTACACAAAGTGCTGTATAATAAGGGCATAAATGTATAGATTTTTATTTAGAACTCATTGCCGTGAGTTCTTTTTTATTGCGCAAAATCATACCTGCCACCCAGTAACTCTAGTGCCTCTTTTGTCTGATCTTCCAGCTCTCCCACAAGAAAGAATGCCTCTTCAATAACTAAAATTTCATCACCGCTAAAGACTTCGTTTCCGAATGCATCAATACCGTATTGATTGGTATATACATTCATTTTTGGATAACCATATTGCCTAATTTGAGTAATCTCAGGATGTTCCATCTTTTAACCCTCCTAACTAGTAATCACTATCGAAATGTACAGAAACACCATCACGACTATAAAAGCGACCCATATCTTAATTACATGTGCTTTGTCACTCATTTATATTGCCTCTGTATCGCTTGAACATTAATGTTTCTGTTTGCCAAATCTTGTACAGTTGCATAAAACTTATCTTGGTTGTATTTATGGCTACTCATTTCATTGAGCACTCCAACTGACTTTAATAAATCCCTGGCTAGCATTTCTGCATCATCGTATTTTGCGTTACACATTGCATTTACAGTTCTTTCTGCAAGATCAATTGCACACATGTATTCTTTGCTTGCATGGCTGATGTCTTTAGGTAAGAAATGTTCTTCTAAGTTCATGTGATCCCTCCTATAACTTTTCAAATACAAGAAACAAACATAGTAAAATTCCGAATAGAGCAATATAATTATCGTTTGCTTTCATATGAGACCTCCGAATCTTAATACAGTGCCAGTTATTAATTGGGATAATTGCTGTACTGTACTTACTGCATCCGTGTTATAGATAAAAGCTATTAATAAATCATGAGCCTGCGTTTGTTTACACCAATTAATTAAATCTGCAGCTTTTAACTCAAGTTTGTTGCTTTCTAGCCTAGACACATTACTGCGAGACATGTGAAGTCTTTCAGCCATATCTTCTTGACTAAAACCAGCACCTTTCCGCATCTTTTTTAAAACAGCTCCAAATTGCAATTGTTTCACCCCCTTTTTGTGCAAGTAATGCACATGTGCGTGGGTTGCACAGTAATATGATTTTGTGTGTTTTATAATGAAATTACCGACCCCACTCGGTGTTTAACTTGTTTCTCAAGCGGTTAACTCTCTCAATGTTGGTTGGATCTTCCGCCCATTTAAGAACCATATCCCTCGGGTATCTAGCAGACACTACTTTCGACTTCGGAAATCCCTCCATTCGTATAATGTTTTCCACCGTCGCTAGTGATACCTGAAATATCTCTGCCACATCAGGTTTTCGTAGATGGTGTGGCAGGTTGTATTTTTGCTCAGCATCTTGAATTCCTTTTTCATAAGCTTGTTGAAACAAAATTTTAAGTTCCTCTTCTAGAAGTCTTGCTTCTAGATCTAATGGTGTAATTTGCAACTAAATCACCTCCTGCATTATTTGTTGTTTATTAGCATTTTCAATTTCCATCAGTAGGCCTGTACTTGGTTGCCATAAATCAATGAAACGAACGCCTTGGTCAAATTGCTTTTTTGGTAAATCTCCATAACGTGGAATAGTAAAATGATCTTTAAAGTCACGCCAGAAGTTCGAAAATACTTTTCTGTTTAGCTCCTTATACGCTGGTGAGTCTTTACCTCCTAAGACTTTCATAATTTTTCTATTAGCATTTTTTCGGATTCGAAATTCTTCCGAACCGTCGATGCGCATTGTTTCTTCTAAGCTTGTTATTCTTTCATTGTGTTGTTCTAGAGATTCTGAAGCTTCAAGTGTTAATTTCAACGAAGCCATTAATTGTTCTTTATCTGATAAAACTCTTGGTTGTTGCAACTTTTCTTTCATAGCTTTGAACTCTCTTAAAAACTTAACTTTCATTTTCATAGCTTCCGGTGTTATATAAGACATTGCTATAATTGCGAAAGCATCTTCAGTTAAATCAAATTTTGTGTACCACTGTTTATTTTGCGAGTGCTGATATTGGGTCTCGCCAAAGTTGGCGGTACTCCATTTTTGCTCACCAGCTTCATGCAACTTAGTGATTTGCACTTTGACATCCCTAACAACTTTGTCGTGAGGTTTAGCAAAAACTTCTGCTACCGTTAAAGTGTCAGTCAATACTTTATCGTTTTGAATAAAAACTAATTGTTTCATTTGATTTCCTCCTAAACAATTTGTTTATTATGTTTCGAATCGTTACATTTATCATCAAAAAAAATTGTCCATTCAAAGCCCAATGTAACAGCAATAGATTTAGCAACCGAAACGCTAGGATTCCTTTTCCCTTGCTCTATCATGGTGTAGTATGAACGTTCGATTCCCAATTCTATTGAAACTCTTTCTTGAGTATAGCCTCTTTGCATCCTCAGTCCCTTAAGCCAAGTTCTCACATGCTCACCTCCTAAGTAACGTTTCGTTACATCGATTATAGTTTCGTTTTGTTACATAAGGTTTTAAGTAACGCATTGTTACTGTAAAATACTTGGTGAGGAAGGAGCATTAGAATGCTTAAAAATAGATTAGTTAGCTTACGTAAAGAAAAAGGAAAGACACAAGAGGAAATTGCTAAAGTTATAGGAGTAACTAGGCCTGCCTATACAGCATATGAAAAGGGAAGTAGAACTCCTGATTACAAAATTCTCGCTACATTAGCTAATTATTATAATGTAACTATAGACTATTTATTAGGTCACAGCGATCAACCTCATCTTACAAAAGAAGAAGCTTTCGAATCTTTTATAAACGACCCTGAACTTGAACGTTGGTACAGGGAACTTCCTAAGAACAATGAAGAAGATATTCGCCGTTTAAAGAAGATATGGGAAACATTGAAAGAGTTTGATGATAGGTAACCTCTATGTACTACATAGATTACATAAATTCAAAATCTTATAAGGGGTGGAGTTTGAATGCGAACTACTGAATTTGTATTAGGTCTAATTGGGGGGATTTTTGGTTTTCTTGGAGCAATACTGGCATTGTTTATCGGTGGTGTTGATGCTGCATTTAATGAAACCGGTTCAAGCGATCTTACTGGCTTAGGATGGGCTGCATTTTTATTCTCAGCGCTAGCCATAGTAGGTGCAGTTGTAGTCAAATCTAAAGCAAAAGTTGGCGGAGTACTGCTGCTTATATCTGCAATAGGTGGGCTAATAAGTATTTCTTTGTTCTACGCAATTTCAACAATATTAATCGGTATTGCAGGTCTAATGGCTCTTATAAAGAAAGATAAAGAAGATAAAATGGCAGCATAACTCTAAGGGGGATTTTTCATGAAAAAATTTATATTACTTTCTTTTACATTGTTAATATCTATTATGTTAGTAGCATGCGAGGAAGCTGAAGTTAAAAAGGCAGATGCGGATGATAAAACGGAAGAATCTAGCAAGGAAAACTCAAAGGGTAAAAGTAAAGAAAAACCTGAAACGCAGGAGCTAGCTATTGGTGATGCAGTAGAATTTGATGGCATGAAAATCACTTTAAATGAAGCAAGAATTGAACCAGGTGGCGAATTTGATGAACCTCAGGAAGACCAGTTTATTGCAGTAAACCTGACAGCAGAAAATAACACTGAGGACGAACAAGTAATGTCATCAATAATGAATGTAGAATTAAAAGATGCAGATGGCTACTCTTACTCAACTACCATCTTAACAGAAGGTATCAAGGCACAGTTTGATGGTACTGTTGAAGCAGGTGGAAAACTTAGAGGAGAAATTCCATTCGATGTAGCTAAATCAGATAGCTATGAGCTACATTTTTCTGACCCATTTAAGTCTGGTAAAGCAATTTGGAAAATCCCAGCTGATAAATTAAGTAAATAATATTATTTAGGTGTACATGATCTGTGCACCTTCTTAATATTCAACATTTTTTTCTAAATTTTTATTATCAATATACAGCATCATCTATATATCGTGAAAAGGGGATAATAATGGCTAACTTCTTCGTGCTCATGGGGTTTTTCACATTTACTTTTGCAATACTTTATCTAATTATTCACTTTGTAAAAAAGAGAAAAGATAAAGAAAGAGTACTATCTAAAAAGATTTTCTACCCAACTTTATTTTGCGGGTTCTTATCACTATCAATCTCTGGCGCTTTCTTAGATACGACTTATCAAGGGAAACTAAATACCGCTTTAGAAGATAATAAGGAACTTACAAGTGAGAATAAAAAATATAAAAAAGAAAATAGCAAACTTCAAGAAGAGATAAAAGAGCTTGAAACTAAACTTGAAAAAACTTCAGATGAAATAACCGAATATGAAGATGAAATAACTACTCTTGAAGAAAAAGAATCAGACTTTAGCTCTGAAAAAGAAATACTAGAGGACAAAGTATCGGATTTAAAGGAAAATAACTCTAAATTAGAAAATAAAGTTGACGATTTAGAAGGAAAATTATCAGAAGCAAAGGCATCTGCCTCAAGTTCCAGTAGCTCTGCAAATCAAAGTAGCGGCTCAGGGACAAGCTCTACTAGTTCAGGCAATACAAGTTCATCAAATTCTAGCACTTACTATAAAAATTGTGATGCAGCTAGGCAAGCAGGAGCTGCTCCAGTAAGAGAAGGCGACCCTGGTTATGGCAGACATTTAGATAGAGATGGTGACGGCATAGGTTGTGAATAG